AGCATGTACGACGACGGCCCTGTGAAACGCGGCCACATTGAATACGCGCTGTGGGAACAGGTGTATGGCGATCTGCTCGCCGCCGCATCCCAAGCACAGCCCGAGCCGCCCGCAGGGTGGGTGCAACTACTGCACGAAACGCGAGCGCTCCTAGCAGAATGGGGCGAATGGTATTACTGCCGCAAAGACGACGCACCATCGCACAAAATGGAACGTGTCTTAGCCGCCATAGACGCAGCTATCGCCGCCGCACCGAACGCACAGGAGAAATGATGAGCTTCTTGCCAAACAAAGATCACCCGCTATTCAAGGATGGCTATGACGCGGGATTGGCTGACGGACTGCGACTTGCGAAAAGCGACGCCGCCATCCTTGCCGCCCTGCGTGCCCAGGCATCGCCGGATGCGGTGGAGGCACTCGGTAAGGCTGCTGTTGACTTCATCAACAGTTACCAAGACCACATCGGGCGTTGCCGAGCCTGCGATACGGCGTGGCAAAACTTGCGCATTGCGGTTCAGAACGCACTAAAGGACAGCCATGGACGCTAATACGCGGAAGATTGTGGAAGAAGCGGACAAGGCATTAAGCGCTGCCAAATGGTGCATAGACGGCCTCAAGGTGTTCGGCAACGACAACATCCACAAGCACGATGTGCCCTTGGTTCTTGAGCATATTGCAATCGTTCGACGCAATCTTGACGCCCTCCTCGCTGCGCCTGACGATGCGGGGGAGGCGGTGGCAATAGGCCGCTACGCCGTTGATCCGGTGCGGGCAAATGAATCGGTTGCATTGGCAGAAAAGATCATGGACCGCGTAATTTCTACTGGTTCCGCGTATCTAAAACTGGAACTGGTTGATCCTTCCTCCCCACAACCCGCAGCCGCGCCACAGGAGGGACAAGGGAAATGAAAAAGCAATTCTGGTTTACTCCGCAGGAGATTGACCTGCTTATCACGGCGCTGGAAGTGGCCGAACCAAGCCCTAACCGGGCGGACTACGACAGCAGTAAGCACGGCGGATTGGCCCGCTATCAGGCCGCTAGGTTTACCACGCGCCGCATCAAGGAAATGAAAGAGCGGCTGCTAGGGACGGCGCCTGGGCAGTGCGCTAATGCAGATTGACGCGCGGCGCCGTGGGCGCTGGATAGGTCCTGTTGCGGCGGTGGCCGTAGTGTGACCAGATCCAGAAAAGGAAGCGCTCGAAGCGCCTCCATTCTCCCCAAATGTTACCCATGTCAGCTAAAAACGACAGTCGCGGCAGTAGGAGCCGGGAAGGTCTGCGGGACAATGGTAAACGGCAGCGTGGCAGTAACCGATACCGGAATGCCCATCGGAGCGCCAGCAGCGTCGATAGCCGTCACGGTAAAGGTTGCAAGACCAGCGGCAGCCGAAGTAACGGAGAACACGGCAGACAGCGTGGTAACGCCGTCACCGGTCTGCGTCGGAGCCTTGGTACCTGCAGCATCGGTAAAGTCAAAGTTCCAGTGGCCGAAGGCGGCAGAGCCAGCGGGGATAGGGGTCGCAACAGGGGTTGCAGACAGGGTGGCATTAACAGCGATAGTCATTTGGTTTCTCCTAAAGCGTCAATCTAGCAGTTCTGTATGACCTGTCTGTGCGTTTGAACACAGAGACGCTACAAGGTTACTTCTTCAATCTCTCGGATGATCGTAACCTTTGCCGTGAACTCGATATGAGCCAGGTACTTCCTGCCGGCTACCGTTCCCATGCCATTATGGGCGAAGTGGACTTCTTCGTTTAGTTCTACTTCACCTCTTACAGTCTTACGGGTAAACGAGTTGGCAATAGTTCCTATCGTGTCCGTGTTGACTGCTGTAAAGCGCTTTGCCATCAGCTTGACTTCGCAATGTCCGCAATGGTCGCGCTCTTGTCATCCGATCCCCTGCTGCTGCCAAAGTAATACGCCAGTACGGTCTTTAGCTCGTTGAAGGCATATCCGATCACCACCCCTACTTGAACGGATAGCGTAGGGTCTTTCGTAACCGCTCCGGCGACTACTGCAAACCCAAGACCGAGAGCTGCTACCACCACCAGCAACGCAAGAAGTCTTGGCATCCAGTCCTTTGTTGCAATCTGCATGTCCCTTGCGCTTTTGGCGTCTTCATAGGACAGGCTTTCCTCTTGGATATCCAGTTCCCGCATACGGGTCTTGAAACTGATTTCCGCCTGCTTCAGAGCTACGATCTGATCCGCCGTCAAAGGAGCCTGCGTTAGAGCGCTTTGGACGGCCTCTACGGTCGGTTTATCCAGTCCAATGACCTTACCTACCTCCGCAACTGCCAAACCCGCTAGCGGGCCTCCTAGAGCCGTTGCAACGGTAGGAGCAATGGACCCGATCAAACTCTGCCAACTAAAGCTCATTGCCATTCCCCCGTAAGGATCTGCTGCTCCAATCTCTTGGCCCGGTCGCCTACTTCCGTCGCGTACTGACTATTCGCCAGTTCTGCAGCGGCAGTTACCCAATCCTTTTTTGCAAGCGCAGCAATCATGTGCGGGAAGTGTAACAACGTCCCTACTCCTGCAAATGACATATTCAGGATCGCCCCCTGCCGTACCGCATCCATGTCGGCATACCAGGCGTACTCCGCAAGTTCCTTCTGCCGAACCTTGATGTCGTTTGCCAGCATCAGGTCTACTTCGTCATCGGAGAACGGAACTGCGTCGATGTTCCTGCCTACCCCGACCGTCAATAGACCTTTGGTATCACGATAAGGGCGGTAACGTACCCCCTCATCCCTCTTAAGCTGTTCGATTAGGCCCATAGATTTTCCGGACAAGTCGTTTCAGGGCTTCGTTCTCTCGTTCGAGAATGCTTCGGTTGACGCTTCTTCGCTCCGGCCCGCTGTACTTTGACCCTCTTTCGCGCCGGCAAGCCATGCACTCGTTCTTGTCCACATACCGCAAGGAAATATGCCCATGCGGACATTCATACGGACTGACAAAATACGTCAGTCCTTCTAGCTCTGCTGCGATGCGAAAAGGTTTGTGAGGATGCTTAGCCACCGTTCTTGAAAACCCATGTTACAAATCCCATCAGCGCCTCGTGTTGACGCCCAATAGCGTACAGACCCCCCGCCCCAACCACGTATATAAGCCGTCTGACGACCGCCCTGCCGATAGCGGCATAGCGGGCATCCTCGCGGAGCTGGTCCCTTTCTGCTTGATGAGCATCAAGGTGGGCCGCGATATCTGGCGCAACTCGCTCTGCAAATGCGTCCGGGTCAAAATAGCACCCCCTTCTTTCTGATCCATCCCATGGCTTTCGACGGTCTTCTGTACGATGTTGTTCCACATAAGACCCCTACAGTTCGTATCTAGTTTAACGTCTAGGCCCTTTTAGGCTATCGCCGTCCGTCTGATAAAGAACGTTTCATAGTTTCGCGCTACAAGCCAATCTGCGGCGTTCACTTACGGCTCCTATTTAATAACTTGGATACCACTTAGCAGTGCTTGAGTCATACATTCATGCGCCAGTCGTCGGCCGAGGTGCGACCGCACTGGCATTCATGCGCCTCGGTCAGCAACCGCGGGCGGTTGCCGATCGGGCAAAGGTGAAACCAGCCGTGCGTGATCCGATCGGGGTCCACCTCGGTCAGATCCACCCGGCCCGTGCCATCGTCAACCGTCATGCGTTCCTCCCGATTTCAAACCACTGAACGCCGTTGTGGCGGATTGTTAGCGTTGAATTAGCGGCTGCTGTAAAAGTCGCCCCGCTGTTTAATTTGACGGCGGTTGCTGCTCCCGTACTGCTGAATACAGAAAGAGCCGCAGAAAAATAAAGCGTAACGACGCGCCCAGCCCATCCGGCGTTGATGGTTCCTATGCCAGTCGTCCCGGTAATAATTACGTCCGTGGCATTCGGGGGAAGGGAAATTGCAGAGGCGCTTGCAACTGAAGGAACGGCTGCATTGGCAACGGTTCCAACCGGTTGACCACCAGCCGCTAGACCACCGTAATTGTTGAACGCACCAATACGAACGTTTGTGGTCGATACAGAAATGTTGTAAATAATGGAGCTGGTGTCAAATCGAACATTGTCAATATCAACAAGGGGAGTAGCGCTTGCGATGCTGATGTGATTGGGGTTATTGCGAAATTCGCCGCCCATAATCTGGCAATCTCCGCCAGAAGCGGCAGCAACCAAAAGGCCATGGGTTGTATTACCCCACGCGGTACATTCGGCGACGCGGGCAATAACCCCGGCGCCGGCAGTCATGCTTATTTGAAAGCCTTGTATTTGTGCAGCGGCCCTGCAACTTTGGAACAAAAGATCCACGCAGGTTCCCGTTGCTTGAAACCCAACACCAAACCCGAGCGCCGTGTTGTCTGCCTCGCACATTAAAAATGTCACCGAGTCGGAACTGTTTGCAATAAAGCCAGTCGCATATCCGTAACTTAGGCACTTATCAAAAATTGCCCAGTCATTGCTACTATCAATTTTGTATGCGGCCCCGGATCTCTGCATTTGGGCCGCAGTAACGCCGGCCCGAAACACGGCAAACGGCCACATATGGCACCGAACAATTCTTGCGGTGTCTTGGCTGTTGTTGATGTAAATCCCGGCTACGTTGTCCCCGCGAACGTCAATGCAAGAAAGACGCTGGAAACCGTTTGACGTGATTCCCTGAACGAAACCAAGAATCATGCAATCGCTAATTGTCGCGTCGTCGCCGCCAATGGTTATTGCGGTCCCGGCGAACGAGCTGGAATCCGTTGCCGGAAAAGTCATCCCGGAGCAATAGATCAGAAATCCCTTAATAGAGGCCCCGGCATTGACCGTTATGGTTGCCGCAGAATTGAGGATCAGCGCACCGCCTAGGCTTGCGTAAGAGGCGCTTTCAGAATTGCTGGTCATGGTCCCAACAAACGAATTGGGACCAAGGATGCTGACGTTGTTGTTTATCGTCAGATTGCTATTGATAAGGTATTTGTCGCCATAAGAAATTGCGACTGTTCCGCCTATTCCTGCTGCTGCTATCGCGTTTGTGAGGGCCGTGGTGCTATCTGCAACGCCCGTCGGATCTGCGCCGTAGTCTCTGGGGTTAATCCATTGCCCCAGCTTTGCCGCAACCGTAGTACTAACAGCACCAGTACCCGGAGGGGTATAGGTAATTGCAGTTGCTGGGGCGGCGACTAAAGTAGGATCGTTGATTCCAGGAATGTTGTCCCAAGTACCGTTAGGAATCACATTCCCCGACGCGTCCATCAGGACCGCTTTGTAGCTCGATCCTGCCGGCCACCAAATCTCTACACCAGGAAGTCTTCCAGCAGAATCCAGCACAATCGGATTCGTGTTGGCGATCAATCCTGTATTGCTGGTATAGGTCGTTACCGGAGTCGTCGTCCCTGCGGCATAGATATTGAGCATCCCTCCAGCAAGAGGAATGTTCGGCGCAGAGCTGGCCGTGTTACCGCCAAAGAACTGCGTCCATGCGTTAACCGGAGATAGAACAACTGTGGTCATGCAATGCGCCTAATGATGATGTATGAACCTGGAGACAGAGTAGCAAAACCACCACCAAAACTATTAACCCCGCCCGTATACGACGATATCGTAACGTTTGATGCGGTCGTCAAGAATCTAGCCGCAAAAACATATGCGCCAGTTCCATAGATAAGGCTAAGCCCAGGAGGAGCAGATCCTGGACCAATACACCCATAACCAGTAGTAGAACCAGACGTATTGAAATACAAGTTAAGTTGCGTTGCCCAAGTAGCAACGTTCTGTACAGCAATCGCTTCGTAATATCCTGGATTCGTTATCGTGATAACGCCAGTACCAGTATTGAGAGTAAATCCACCATTGTTGTTATGCGTATTGTTGTAGACAATCGCATTTCCAGATGCCGTTCCGGTACTCGAATAAAAACAGGCAACTTCCATCGTCTGGCCACTGTTGGACAACTGACCATTAGCATCAATTTTCCAATTCGATCCAAGCTGCGGAGAAGTACCGGAAAGACCGGTAGAAGTCCCTCCGATGGTCAGACTGGTAGCGGTGCCAGTAAGACCAGCCCCGGAGCCTCCAAACGTTCCTATGGACGTTGTAATTGATCCTGAGGCAGTTATGTTCCCGGCAGTAGAAACGCTTCCTACAGTCGCAGTCCCGGTTACGTTTGCAGTACCAGTAGCCGTCAGGTTCCGCAAGGTCAGGTCATTGACCCAATCCATCGGAACGCTAACTCCAGTTCCAGTAGTCCCTAACAGTCCTACGTTTACAACGGTTAAGCCGATATCCAGGACTTGACCTTGATCCATGTCAAGAACAACGGTAGTAGTAGTTCCGTAGGTAGCACTTACTACGGTTCCATAAACCGTTCCTGCCGTTACCGTTGCTTGGACTCGGCGGCCAATCTGGAATGTGCTAGTCGTGTTACCAGGAGTGCTAAAGGTTGTCGTTCCACCATAAGTAGGAACAAAACCAGTGGCAACCCATTCCGAAGAAATGCTGGAGAACCCGCTAGTGTCTCCAATTCCCATCAGGTTATCGAACGTCGCATCAGGAATCGTGTTGCCAAGCGAATCCTTCAGGACAAACTTGTATGCGACACCATTAGGAAAATAGATCAAGCCAGGAATCCGGCCGGCAGAATCAAGGACGATAGGGTTTGACCAGATCGTTCCCGTAGGCGTCTGATACGCCCCTAGAGGCGTCGTGGTGCCTGCGGCATATGTCCAGAGCTGGCCGGAGACTAGCGGCAGATTAGGCGTAGATCCTGCGGTATTGCCACCGAAGATCGTAGTACCATTGAGAATCGGAGCGAGGTTATAGGCGGCCATGTTACAACTTGCCCTTGTTCTTCTTTACCTCAAAGTCTACTGGCACTTCCGCTGCAAAGCACGGAAGAAGTACAACATGCCACCCAATTACCTCGATCACTTCGTCACCTGGCTAAGAGGCTGAATCCGTCTGCGAACAGCAGCAAGAGCAGCAGAATCCTGCATAGCAGATGCCTTCGTAGTACCGAGAGCTGTGCCCAAAGCACTGCCAGCAACAGCACCAATCTGCGGCGCACCTACGGCGGCACCAGCAAGACCTCCAATAGCTGCACCAGCTCCTGCGCTAGCCTTCGGAAGCGCCCAGATCATTCCCCGGCGAGCAAAGTTCTCTCCCTGCCCTGCAGCCCCAACATATCGCTTATCCATTGCGGTGATCTTCCCGGCCTCGTTGAGGTCTTGAATCATGCTCAATCCATCAGGATTGAACACTTGCGATAGCCGGCGATTGTTGTTTGCAATGTAGTCTGAGACTCCGATATTCGACCACGCTCCACCAACGGAAGCAGGCGTGCCAGCATCAGCAATCTTGTTGGCAAAGTGTGCCGCAATTTCCTTGTTAGCTGCTGTCCCCAAAGGCTGAAGCCCTTCCGGCATACTGTTGAAAATGTTAACAACATGAGACAGTTGATCGGACGGGAGCCTTGCAACAGCATCAGGGATCTTATCGATTGGAACCGCTCGGTTTGTTCCATTGCTATCGAAGATCCTAGAAATAGCCTTGTTATTGTCCAACGTCTGAGCCATCAATGTCCTGGCAGCTCTAGCCCGCTCGAATACATCCTGTCCTGCTGCGCTGGTTACATCGTCATCAAGAGAAGATTTCAGATCCTTGATGAATCCTGAAGTCTCAGGGGTCCAGCTTTTGTTCATCCATTGGCGCAGGCGTTCGGCACTATTTACCGTTGCCGGCAATGCATTCCCATCCTTGTCCAGCAACCCAAGGCTACGCATGACGCTATCGAGTTGATTCTTGAACGCGATCCCTTGAACCGTACCGCTAACATTCGCCGGATCTGTAGCAATATTTGAGAGGGAATCTAGCGTTACCGGTGTATCCCCCAGGCGCGCTCGAGCATCCACGTAAAGCGTTTTTACATTGTTCTCATGCCAATCACGCAATTTCGACCATGCATCATTGAGCGTAGAACCGCGATTCCATAGCGAATCCTGATCCAGTCCAACCGTTCCGCCAGTCTGCTTTACAATGCTATTGGCAAAGTTCTTGTTCGTTTCCGTTTCTGCATCCAGTTGAGCGCGCATCGCAAGGCCAGCAGGCGAAGGGCTTTTAGCTGCGTCGTAGTCAAACATCGTCTGCGGCCCATTGCCTTCGATGGCGCTATCTCTGGCCTGTGCATGGCCTACTCTTGCAAGAACCGCCTTACGGTCAGCCTGTTCTGCATCGGACAATGCACCGGATACATGATCCGCCGCATCCTCAATAGGCGTGGCAGGAACCTCTTGCGTAGGCTCGAAATTCTTGATTGCCTGAGCAATCTCTGGGGCAGAAATACCGCCTACAACCGGTTCTCCGGTTGCCGGAACCGCACGCGTAATCTCTGGCGCTGCTTCTGGCGCAACCGTTGGCGCTTCTTCAGGCACCGATTCTGCTACTCGTCCTTTGGCAAGCTTGGCTATAGACAGTGGTACAAGAGCTTGAATAGCAGCGTCCGTAGTAGCTGCAAGAGGCGCACTGCCAGTAGCGGAAAGGACTTTAGAGCCTGCAATGCTAGCGCCCTTGTTGAGCCATTCTCCAGGCACAGCGAGTACATCCTGAATCGCTTTGCCGGTCGTTGTTTCCGGTCCGTTGTATTTGCCGCCAACAGTAGAAACAGCCTTTTGGGTTGCATCGGCCCATCTTTGCGCCCTATCCCAATCGCCACCAGGTAGGAATCTGCCTGCATAACTTGCCGCTCCACCAGCTAGTTGACCGGCAAACCCTAACGCACCACCGGCAATAGTTTCCCCAAGACCACCGATAAAATCCCTTAACGGATCTGCGGCGCTTACTGTTGATGCAACACTAGATGAATTATTCTCTTGCCGATCATTAGTAGGAATGTCTATAGGAGCTTTTCCTGCTGTGGACTTTCCTGCCATTGCCGCATTGCCAGCGGCAAGTACGGACGACAATCCGCTATCGTCCTGCGTAGGAATTGTCTGTTTGTTCTTGGCTAATGCAGACTGTCCAGCCGCAAGAACGTCAGAAAGATCGCTCATTGCGCTCGGCCATTGACGATAAGGTTATGAAGGACAGCCGCCTTTTGCATGATCCTGGGGAAATCAGGACGGCTTTCAATGGCCGCCTGTTCCCTCTTGTCTCCGTCACGCAAAGCATTCTGATATCGGAAAACTGTAGGGTCGAAGTTGTTTCCCCAATCGGTCCGATATTGACGAATGGCAAAGATAGATCCGCCGTTCTTGACGGCGTTCTCCATTCCTTGGTTGTATCCAACCAATCCGGAAGTAAGACTATCATTAGCCTTTACAGCGCCCTTTAGCGTTTCAGTTGGCATCCCGATACCACCGGTCACGTTTGACGCATCTTCACGCCCAAGATCGGTATGCACGCCCATCTGCCGAACTGATGCCTGCTGGTTTTGCGCTAGATAGTGCTGGATCGTCGCAAGATTCTTGCCTTCATCATTCGACCATTCAAGGCCAAGACTTCCGAATACCTTGCGAGCAGATTCCGCTCCTGAACCAGTAGTGGTCCCAGAATTAAGAAGGTCTAGAACCTGTTTGTTGTTGAAGGCAACCGTAGGCGCTTCCGCAGCAGCAGCGTTCGTATCCTCCCGAATCTTCGAGAACTGCGCAGCGGTGGCAGCAGATTCGCCGGCTGGAATAGGCGTAGCCCCCCCAGCAGGACGCAACGGCGAGCCTAGAGCCGGTTTAGCCGGATTTGCTGGATTTGGCTGAGGCGCAGGAGCGCCACCAGTTGCAGCAAGATCACGAGTGCCGATGATCCTACCTTGGGCATTTTTCGTGACGATAATTGGAGCCTGCCTGATCGGATCAACCCCGATTTCCTCCCGAGCGCCCGGAGGCAATTCCGCTTCTGCAACGTTCTGACCTTGCGTATATGGAGTGCTTCCGGACGGAGCGATGTTCTTGATATCCGAACCAGTCTGCAGGAGCGTAGGAGTCCCTAGAGTCTTTCTGCCTTCTAGAGTCGTTGCAATCGAGCGCGCATGATTTACAAGCGCATTAACCTTGGTTTGCGCCTCTGGGTCTTGAGGGTCAATATGGCTTAATTGGTCAAGAGAAATATCTACTTGCGGCCCGACTTCCGGAACGTCTTGCTTGAGATTGTTAAGACGTTTGGTAACTTCAGAAAGAGGGCTGTTCAGCATATCGCCAAACGCAGACTTTACCGTGCGAATCTTGTCTAGATCCAACCCGTAAATTGATGTATTTGCTTGAGTCTGGGCAGTATTTGTTGCTGCCATATCCTGCAACTGCTCTCGTCCGGTAAGCGGAGCAAGTTGCGCAATGGCTGGAGAAACCAGACTCATGTCCAGTGTCCCATCACTTTTCACTGCTTGAGGGTTTTTCGAGAACCAATCTCTAATGGCTTGCTTCTCTCCCCAAGCCTGCTGCATTTGCTCCGTCTTGATATCTTGCTGGGCGAGCATCTGCTGCCCAATCTGGTACTGCTGACCAGCATTGGCAATGCCGACAACGTTGCCGGCAATACCCATGATATTCGGCGTTTGTACGCCAGCAGCAATATTGGATACGGTCATGTCGGAGGCTGCTCTAAAGTTGAGGTAGGATTACCAGCCCATGCAGAGTTAAATGAATTATTGTATGCAGACGCTTGTGCTGGTGTCTGATTTCCGACGCCATTAGGATTCATATACTGCTGTGCCAAGTAGTACCCGGAAAGATTCCCGGCAGCACCACTAGCAGCATTGGCAACACCCGTATACCCTGCAGCAGTCGCGTTTCCAGCACCGACCATCGTATTAGCGATGCCTTGCCCGAAAGCAGAGCCTCCTAGCGCAGTATTGGTTCCCGATGCTTGTCCGAGCTGCGCAAGGTTCCCAAGACGGCTGTAGATCGCATTCTGGTTGTTCTGGTAGTTGTTGTATGCATTCTGGTAAGCACTAGCAGCCGTATTCTGCGTATAGGCTTCTTCGCCAGCGAATGCATTTCCTCCACCAGCACCACCAGCGGCAGCATTTTGGTTAGCCAGCATCCCCTGACCCTGCCCTAACTGGAACTGGTAATTCGGGGCTAGATTCGCATTAAGGTCTTGCGCATTGAATGTATGTAGAAGTCCAGGGACGCCACCAGGACCGCCATTCTCGCTAGCGTTCATGTAGCCACCCAACTGCTGAATAGAACTGTCGCCCTGAGATAGATAAGGCTGCATGTTGCTTTGGATGCTTTGGAACATCCCTAGCTGGGCAGCAGTACCGGCCTCAGCAGCACCAGCCTGCGCTTGCGAGCCTGCATAAGAGGCAGCAGCCCCAATGACTCCAGCACCAACTACAGCTGCAGCTACGAATGACATTCGATCCTCAGCACATTCCCCGGCCCGTACAGGCTGGTTTCGTCAGGTTCCACTAGCTCATCATCGACTTCCTCAACCGTTTTTAGATCCGTCCGATGAACCGTCAGGCATACCGAATCTTCTAGAGCTAAAACAGCACGCTTCGTTCCGGGCTTGCTGACAATGACCCTAGGCGCTTCAATATCCTGCACTCCATCGTCCGTGGTAACTCGAACCTTTCCCTTTACTACCATGTACAGATGCTCAAACTTATGCACTTTGCCAACGATCAAACATCCAGCAGGCCGAGGCAAGATCCTGCAATACATGCCACCCGCGAAGATATGCTCCGTAGGCAACTCCACCTGCGGAAGCTTGAGCATTTCGGCCTGCAAACGCTCTACAGACTCTCGGCTAGGATTTGGCAGTCGAAGCTCGTTTAGCATGGGAAATAAACCACCGTGGGAGCAGTGCTATAGGTAATTGTAAGAGCGTCACCTTGACTAAGCGGAAAATATCCTATAGTCGTTGGCAGATTATAGGTCCCTTTTCGCGTGTATTGAAGTGAAACACCAGTGCCACCAGCAATTAGGATCTGGCAATCGCTAGGCACTACAAAAGTAGTCGGAGAAGACCCAAGAATTACCGGGGCCTCCTGCTGCGGAGGACCGTCCAGAATGTTGAAAAACCGCCACCAGGAAGGCGTAACGCGCCCCTGAGCGTCTGCAATCGCCATGGCAGGCTTTGGCACCCCGGCAGCATCTCCGATGCCCGCAGGGTTGATATACGCATTGGAGGATGCGGGAATCAATGCGCCCCCGGTTCAGCTTCCAGTTCGGCCGACACGATCACCGCATTTACCGGGTCCGTGATCTCAACCTGAAAGATACGATCACGCGCATGGCCCAGCCGGCGAGCAATAGCCCGGTTCTTATAAGCGCCCTGAACGCCGATATTTACCAAAATCTGGTTCTGGAACGTGCTCCCTCCATCGTCCGACCAAGAAAGCATGCATTGCGGGTTTGACCCTTGGCCCGTAGGAAGTCCCACGCCTGGCTGGAACTGAATCTGGAACGACTTGTAGTAGACCCGGTGCAGATCCTTGGTCAAATGCGGAGCCCGACGCATCCGGTACATCGGCACGCCTAGCGCATCGGTGTACACATTGTCTTGCAGGGAATACAGATAGCCGTTCTGCCAGTCGCCGATAACGATCTGGTTCCCGTAGTTAGCGCCGCAATTTCCTCTGTCGCGGTGCAATATATTGTTCGTGTCTCTCCAAGCCCGCTTGTGCCAGAACTTGGTGGATCCATCGAAAACCCAAGTTGCATCAGCGGAAGGAAAGTTCAGGACATAGAACTCGTGTCCATCCTTCGTATAGCTATAGGCCCGAGCATCAGAGACAATCGGGTATTGGCTGATGGCATAGTCAACCGCAAACGTGCTGATCTTCTCCGGGACATATCCAGCCATCTTGTAGACGCTGCATTGGCCTCTATCGTCCTTCATCAGCCATGCGAAAGACTCTCCAAGACGGCTCACGCTAAAGGCTGCTGCACACCCATGCTGCCCGCTGGTTCCAGGAAGGCGCGTAAAAGGGAACGGATATGTTCCTTGATCTACCCACCATTCGTAAGTACGTTCGCCTAGAAGACAAATTTCCCGGTTAACTACCTTGAGTGCCACCGTAAAGTCTGCTGCGCCGTCCTTGAAACTAAAGGACAGCGGTTGAGAGCTTGGAGAACCGTAGTTAGGAGTTCCAGGACTACCGCTACTGCTCGATCCCCATTCATTGCTATTCGGATTCGTATATACGAAAAAGGTATCGACTTCCCCGACGAAGTTGCTAGGCAGGAAAGCGCCATCAGCAGTAGACATTGCCACTGGCGATCCAACAGATCCTAGCGTCTGTGATACGGATACGTTGTATGTTCCAGTAAGACCGATTCCGGTTCCAAAACCGGTGATCGTCTGCCCTGCACTAACTCCTGACCCGCTAACGTTCTGCTGCAGCCCAACAAGCCCACTGACCATGCTGGTAATAGTCAAAAGACCACCACCGCCGCTAGGTACAATATACCCAAGGAAACTTATGCTATTAAGGTTCGTGAAATAGCCAGTTGTCCAGTTGTAGACATACCTAGACTGTCCATCAACTATCATTGCCCAAGTGCCATTGTCTGCAATAGATACGGGTCCACTACTGCTAGCCATTGTCCCGACTTTTGTATAGCTAAAACCATTCGTAACGTTGTAAACGCTCGACCCGCATACAGCAAGCATCACCGTGCTTCCAGACAGCACGCCTAGTCCGCGTACCTCAGCCTGATCCGGGAATTGCAGCAGAGTCGTCTTGCCGGGAACCGGATACAAAGCCATCCGGCCGCGTCCATCTTCGCGTTCTACTTGCAATTGTTCCACATACCAGTTCAAACACTCTTCGGAATTTTGATAAATTGAACGCGCGACATATGTCCCTCCTACGAAACCAAAATCAGACATGGCGAGCGCCTTTCATATCAATAGACGTTCGTAGGAACTGTCATTTGGTGCCAGGAGTTTGCAGCCCCAGTGGCATCGCATACGGCAAGGTTATTCTGAACCAGCGTGCCGGCAGCGGCATTGGTGTTGAAGAATATGGTCCCTGCTGTCCTTGAAATAGCCGTAATGTCCCCGTGCCAGTCGGAGCAGTCCCCGGAGAAGTTGAAAGTTGATCCGGTAACAACGTCGTACCAAGTAGAGCCAGTCGTTTTGTTGCCTCCACCGCTCGTAATGTTGAATATGTTGCTTTGCGCGTTGGCAAGACCACCGAAGAACACCCCCTGCGCGTCGCAATCTGCAAAGGCGAGGTTGAAGGTTGCGCTGGTTGCGTTCAATCTCATCAACCTGCCGCCGTTGGTCTGCTGCTGGCAATGATCGAATCTGCCCGTGAATCCAACGGTTGCGTACACCATAGCGGCATTGCCATTGTTGTTGGCGCAATCCGTCATGTACAGGACGTGCCCTGCCGTGGTCAGGTTGACCAATGGCGAGTTTCCTACTGTGCCGATCAGCTTGCAGCTATTGATTCTTGCAATGGACGATGTGGATAGTCCGAGGTTGATCATGCTCGTCGCATTGGTCGAGCCGTTCTGATTGACCGTGAAATTCTTCGCCTGTATTTCCGTTACCGCTAGGCCCGTGGCGGCAAGATAGACCGCACCATTGGCGCCGGCAAGGTTGCAATCCATGTCGATGTACGAATCGTTGATGGAAATCTCGCGGATATTGATCGCAGTGCCCGCGTAGGCTCCGATCAGTCCCGCCCCATCAGAGGTTGCAAAACCTACGCATCCATCCCCGCCTTTGGCGACAATCCGGTCCAACTGGATCTTGCCTATATTCATCGTGCCGGTCGTCTGCCCATCGATCACAAGCATGGGCTGACCAAGTTGCCCGATGTAATACGGCGTGATGTTTACGTCCGAGATGTCGAGTTCGTTCAGAGTCCCTGTGCTTCCAGGGTGTCCGTAAATCGTCAGGATCTGCGCGCGCGCGTAACGCTGATAGACGTTTTTCATGCTGACGCGACCTATCGTGTAGCCGCCGCCAGGAAGAATCGCAACGCCTCGGATGATGTTCTCGGATAGGGAAACCCCGTCGATGGTCACATCGTCCACATTGCCAAAGGAATTGACCGTACCGTTTTGATCCGCAAGATACCAATTGACCGTGTTGGTATCCTCATTTCGGATCAGTACGCATTCCTCCGTGCCCTTGCCGATCACATTTCGGATGGTTGCCTTGCGCAGAGGTCCATCCAGGCAAACTCCTAGCGCTCCGTCAATGTGGGAAAGCCGATCGACGATAACGTCATCGGCGTTGCAAAACGCCATGCAGATCCCGACATTGAAGAAATTCGCCTCGACCTGGATTCGACCGATCTTGTTGAACACCATTGCCGAGCGGGTATATGGGTTGTTCATCCAAGCGGGATAGTTCTGGTTGGCCCTCATGTTGATGAGGCCGTCGCAGATAACGCGGATGTTGCTGTTTGCCAGGTAAGAGATCACGGTACCGGACAATGCCAGAGGCGTCATCGAGTAGTAGTCTCGGACGGTAAACGAAACGCCAGCGACTACGGAATCCACCAACCAAACCCGGTTGTACCCATACCCGGAAGTGTCACCCTTGATGAGTACGTACTGTCCTGCCTTGTAGGAGTGTCCGGCAGCCTGAAACGTGATGAAGATGGATTGAACATCATCGCCGGTTCCAGCAACATACGCGGCGCTTTGAACGTTGACCAGGTTCGATAGCATGTTCGAGTTCACGAACATGGATTTCTGGTAGCTCTGGCTGCTCGGAGGACCTACAAGATTGACACCAGGACCGATGTAGAGCGTCGTGTTGTCCGGGATCGTCATCATCGCCCAGTCTGCAATGGTGTTCGTCTGCAACTGGGTAAATGGCAGCACTGAATACGTTCCTGGATTCGTCAGGCTTACATAGCCGCCACCATTAGCGCCAGCGAGATTAAGCGCCGCTTGGATCGCCGTATTGTTTGCCTGTCCGCTAGCCCCAGGAAATGCACCCTGTTCCTCGCACGAATAAACCGGCGTCGCATTCTGCTGCGCAGGCGTGCCATATACAGCCGTCGTATTAATCGACTGCTGTACGTTCGGGCCTGGATTTATGCTAGGCATTGTTGTTCCTGATAGTTAGTGCCTACTGACCGCCCGACAGGATCCAACCAGCATCCCGACGCGCCTTCTGCTGCAACGCTGGATCATAGAAAGCCGGAGCCTGCGGGCGCATGTTGATGCGCTGGATCATCATTCTTGCCTTGGCAGCTTGCTTGGTAATCATCATCACTTGGCCTGGATCGGCCTTGCCAAACTCGGGCATCAGCAACTCGGCCAAGCACCAATGCAGCGCCCCTTGATACCCTTGCGGCAGCGTTACTTGATCGTAGAGCGTGGCAAAGTTGTTCAGCACCGTATCGCAGAATAGGTGCATTTCCCCTTGGGAAGGATTGGGCCAGTAGTTTAGGATGGCTAGCGGCATCGTCGGTTGGAGATAGACTCCGCGCGGCCACGGACCGGGGAGAGTCTTGATGCCGATGGACTGGTATTCCTCGTATGAAAGCACCGCAACCGGGTAATCAAGCGTTCCAGTGGCGGAATTGACCACTCGCACAAACGCACTAGTAATCTTGAGAGGACGAGGCGCATAACTCACCACCGTTCCGCTAGTGATCGTGTTGGGCAGATTCAGGTTGTACGTCCCGAGCGCGCCCGATGCGTTCCCACCAGTTGCCGTACCGAGCGAAGTAATCGCCGTTCCTGCAGTGAGGGTGCCTGTACCAGTGCTTGAGCTAATGATTTGCCCTGCAGAGAGCGCACCAGAAGCAAGATTAGTGACTGTAAGCACTGTTCCCGAGATTGAACCAGTAAAGCTCGCTCCAACAGACCCGCCAGGGCCAATGGTGTATATGAACCCTTCACCCGTTAACTCCTGGATTACCTCCTGTTGCGTGAATACCAGCAAATGGTCATTGCTCCACTGATCCAACATTTCGTTCAGTAGATTGAAGCAATCCGTTGCCGTGTTGGCGTCCGGAGTCTCACCAGTGGCTAACGCCCCAATCGAGCGTAGAGCGCTGGTAATACTGTTAAGTGGCTGATAAGCCGCCATTACTGCTTACCAAGCAAAGAAGCCAGCACAGCAGGCATTTCTACCTTCTTCGGCTCTTCTTTCTTCTCTTCTAGTTTCTCTTCTTGGCCGACAAGCGGATGCGGGCCATGCGTCTGCCAGTGGATGAATTGCTGATACGCAGGATTGGTAACGTCTCGCGGGATCACCGCACCGTCAATCCGCACAATGTCTCCGTTAGGCTCGATTTTGTACATGGTTAACTCTGCGAAGTCATCGGGGTTACATACACGATAGAAGGCCCTGCAGCACTACCGAAAGCTTGGAACGAGAATCCCTGACTTCCATTAGGAACAGGGACAACCAAAGGCTGCGTCATGCTCGCCGGCAGGATATACGCCGTCGCAGTAGACGTTGAAGTCCCGGAGATTGGAAACGTGGGAACGGGATACACCGCCTGAGCTGCGGGGGCCGCACTAGCAGTACCAGGAGTCAGCGGGCCGAAGGCAATCGAGATCACGGTAGTACCGCTATTGATTAGCGAAGCATGCGTGATCATTTCGCTGCCACCGGCTTGCGATAGAACTGCCGTAGCCGCAGACAATGCATTAGCTACGGAAAGGGCCACCGTAGGCCCTACCGCCTTGTAAACGACTGAGACAGCCATTTAAGCCGCCGAAGGAGGCAGATTGTTCGGGTTCTCCGGACGAACAACATTGAGCGTCCAAGGACCCGTAGGCGGCGTCAAGGCACCAGCAGTCGCATTCACCACCGTAACAGCTAGCGTATTGGCAGCACTCACACGCATGTTCGTGATTGAAAGCCCGGTCGTAAGAGCCTGCGTGTTAAGGTACATATCGCAGTAATCGCCGACTTGAAGGCCGGCAATCGTGCAAGTGATCTCTGCCGTACTAGTAGCTCCGACTGAACCAGACCAAGTTACCGTAACTCCGCAAAGCCAATCGTAAATCTCATTGCCGCGTGCAATCGTAGTTTGAGGCATTTACTTTCCCCTAAAAAGCCCTGCCCCGAAGGGCAGGGAAGAGCGCAGTGTTAGGTCTGGATATCGTAGCCGTACACGAGTACATCACAGGTCGCGTTAACGCCACCAACCGCAGCCACCGTAGAACCTACGTTGACGTACAGATTGGGAACGCTAACAGCGGCAGACGGGTTCGTGCCAGCGCGGATATACACAAATGCCGCAGTCGTCTGACCAGTCAGCGCAGCCGTAGTAAGGACAACGCTCCCGCCTTGGGACGGGGCGCCATACACCCCGACCGTGGCAGCAGCTACGTTCGGAACCGTGCTGTTGCTGTTGCAAGTAACAACCGTAGCAACCGCAACGGAGCTGGTCGTAATAACGTTCATCGGCGTATCGCCAGCAGCCGAGAGGTTGACCCCCTTGGCAAACGCAATCAGTCGGTAAGCGTTTTGCTGGTCGAGTACGGTATTTGCAAAAGTGCTAGAGGCAGGGCCGGGATTCGCCATGTCATTTCTCCTTAGTTAAGCCGCGACACGGCAGCCCAGCTCCTGATACAACGGAGCCCAGCCGTACAGGATTTCAATCCGAGTCGGAAGCGCGTCATTGTTAATCGTGTACTGACGCACAATCCGCAGGCTCAGGCCCGTTTCTTCGTCGCTTGCTCGTCCCGCGAAGTCCACACCGTCCGGCACCGGCAAATCCGCTACAGCGAGCGTATAGGCGTTGCGATGGAAGAGTAGATTCTGCGGGCTGACCACAGCGGTAGCCGTAGTGCCGGCAATCGACAGCGGAGTGACCGTAGCCGTCGCGGAAGTAGCTCCGACAAAGACGTTCTGGAACTGGCCGCCAGTGATAATCGCAGGCGCCACCGTCACCGAGAACGTACCGGCAGCGGCAGTGACCGTCGATTGAACAACGAAGCTGCGCAGGATCTGACCGCCATAAGTGCCACGGTTCTGCGGGTTGACCGCATAGACGTTTGCAATCTGGATCGTGTCACCTTGGTTGAGCGTCAGGGTTTGCGAGTTGGTCAGCGTGATCGTGCTGGTAGCCGCCCAGCCAGTCGCCAGAGATCCGGTAAAGGCGCCCGTGGTGTTAGCCGTCAGCGTGCCAGCCGTGGCAGCCCAGGACCCGAAGGTATGGGCGATCACGTTCTGGTCCATCTTCCAGTTCATGCCGCCAGCGTCTCGACCCAGCAGCCCCTTGCGGTACTGCTCGCCAATCTGCTCCATCGGCGTAAACAAGCCCTTCAGGCTGTCCATGATGACGGCAGAAGTGAACGGCTCGACCACACAAGCCCGTCGACCATCACGCGGAGCGCCCTCGGAATCGAGATACGCAGCCGCAGTCGTATAGGTCAGAAGACCAGTAGGCTTCGTGCCAGGAACGCCAACGATGTTCGCCGTGGCATTCTTAGCCATCAGCAGACCATCGCGGTCAACCCGGTTGGCAACTGCAGCAATTGCGGGCTTCAGCACACGATCCCCGAAGAGATCCATGCTCAGCGCCATGTCCTGCGTAATGAACTGGCAATCCACGTGGAATTGCGTAGTCAGTACGACAGGGATCGAAGTCTCGTTAAAGTCTTCGACGTTCAGCGCAGGGCCGGTCGTGCCGATGAAACGGCCCGGACGGCGAACGTTGACGGTATTACCGATCTTGGCGCCACTGACGGCGAATTGATCGTCGTAGTCGCGATTGACCTCGGAAGCGAACGTAAGCTCGTTTTCGAGAATCATCAATGCAAGGTTCGTCACCTTGCTAATGGTGATCAAGTTATTGGCCATTATGCCAACTCCTATTCTCGTTAAAGGAGTCCCGGTTGGGGACGTATTGGCGGCCAGGGCACCAATACGCTGGCAAATTTGGCTGCTAGGAAGCCATTACTCTAGCTAATGACCGAAAATACTACTACTGACAATATTTGTCTAGTGGCCGTATAACTGTTTTCGCATTTCAGCGCGAAAAGCTTTGCTATTAGTCACTTCCCCATCGTTATTAACATTCGCCGTGCTGGTAGACCCAATGCCACGCACTGGCGTAATCGGTTCAGGAGCTTCGGCAATTTTCCGGCGAGGCGCTACGTTCGATTCAACAGCCGGTTTCTCTTTGGCGCGCTCTAGATCCAACTCAATCTTTGCCTCGATGCGCCCAAGGTACTTCAGAGCCGCCTTGACGCCCATTTCATTGATCTTGTCCAGCTCGTCCCGGTTCTTGGAAAAGAAGTACGCCAGGCGCGGGCCAATTTCCGATTCATAAATCGCGTCATTTACCGTTGGCTGAACAAAGGCAATCTGTTCCGAGGTTACTTCCTCGAAGTCCTCATACTCCTTGCTGATCTTGGCCCATTGCTTGTTCCAGGCCTGAATAACCCGCTTTTGTTCCGCCTCGGCAGTCTCTTTGGCCTGCCGTTCCTTCTCTTCCTTGCGCTCTTTGGCCGTCAGGAACTTTGCCAAGGCTTTGGCATACTCGACCGGATCGGTGAACTTTTCAGGCTTCGGTTCTTCGTCGCTATTTGGGCCATTTTCCAAGGCTTCGATACGCGCTTTAAGGTCTGCGGCTTCCTTGCGTGCTTCTTCTGCAGCTCGGCGGGCTTCGTTTCTCTCAACTCGAATCTTTGCAAAGCGCTTGCCTTCCTTTTCTTCGTGGTCGTCGTCTTGCTCTGGCTTAGCATCGGCCACAGTCTCTTTGACCTCAGCAGCAGCGGGAGCTTCCGGGAACTTTCCGCCATTGGCCGCAAACTCCTGAACATTCTCGCTCGTTACGGTAACACTAGCCATTTACGCTCTCCGCATTGTTGGCAGCCTGTACTTCCGCTTCTTCGCGGTTGGCCGCTCGTTCAAATACCGCCAGATCCCGCTGATGACCATGCTCCTTCATCTGCGTCAGGATCTTGATAATCCCGTCAATCTCCTTGCTTCCCAAGGTCGCTTGAGCCCGCGTATGCGTGTCTTCAAGCTTGGCCTGAATCCGCATCTGCTCACGGATCGTTTCAGCCTTCTCTTGGATCTCCGTCCGATGCGTCTCTCCTGCCTCTTTGTGCGCCGCAATGTCGCCACGCTCCTTGATAAGCATGCCGGCCTGCTGCAACTGCTGCTGCGCGCCCATTAGCTGCTGCTGAAGCTTTTTAATCATCATTTGCGCTTGCGGTGGCACATCCGACTTGTCATCGATCTGCGCTAGCGGATTAGCAGCGGCAAGCCTGTCGGCAATAATGTCCGCTCCGGGGAAATCCATGTTGCGAAACAGCAAATCTCCTGCTTGCGCCATCAACTGCGGGTCGGCCTTGATCATAGCCGCAATCATTTCCGCGCCTTCTTCGCGCTTGGAGTTGTATCCAGGACCGGTTTCCATGACCACATCGTATTGGCCGATTGTCAGGTCGTTCTCGATCTTCCCGATAGCTTGGTCGTCGTTGATCGTAACCATGTCAGGCTTGCCGTCGTCACCGATAATCCGCATAACACGACGCTTGCCGTAATAAGTAGGCAGCCAATCAAGAATAATCCGGCCAGTATGCTTAATCGAGCGAGTAAGGTTGTCATAGAAATGGAAGTTGCTCATGTCGCTTTGCTGCTGCATCGCGTTAAGAGCCTTGCCAGACTGATTCCCCGGCGCATTCATAGCCGGATCGAACATGCCCAAAACCCGCTGCAAATCGTTATGCGCGCCCTCAGCTACATTAATGAAACCATCGGGGATAGGTGCCGGCGGAAGCGGCATGGGAGGCGGATAGGGCTCTCCTGCCTCGTCCTTGTCGTTGATATGCAGAACCATACGGCTAGATAGATTGGACTGCTGCCATTCATCCTCATAGCCCTTGTCCTGTCCGCTAGCAAGAATCACCTTGGCTTTGGGTTGCAGCGCAACAGACTCGACAACCGCCGTCTTCATGAAGTTAAGCAGCCGTTGCGGATCTTTGGCAAAGCGCACGACACCGAACCGATACGTCCGGCCGTCGATAATCATGTGCCCACCGTAGACCGGCACAATTGGGATGTACCGACCTGGCAGGGCTCGTTCCTCTAGGACCTCTACCGCGCTGACCTTGTACCAGCAGACTTCCCGGCGCCAGCTCTGCCGATCACCCTTGACCTTGACGCCTACCTTTTTCAGTAGCTCAAGGTCCGGCATTTCACTGGCCCAGAAGGTGTTTCCATCGTCAAGGTGGACGAGCTTTTCCTTCTTCTTGTTGATCCTGTAAAACTCGGCAACCCGGATATTCTCCTTCGTTACCCATTCCGCCGTCCCATCCCCTACGCTTCTGGCAGAGAATTGCTGCATGTCAGCATCGGGATACAGGCGCTCGAACTCCTTGCGGGGTATTAGATCCGTGATAAGAGCGCGTTCAGCATCGCTACCGTCAGGCAGCATGCTATTAGGATCCCAATACACAGTGAAAGGATTAAATATCGGGTTGATCTTGATATCCTGGTCAAAGGAATCGTCCGATACATAATCAGCGGTGAGACGCCAATACCCACGGCCAATGCGAACGCTAAATTCGCTAGCAGTGTCGTAGGCTGTGTCAGCATCGCTTACCTGTTCGATATGGCGAGTTACGCCAGTGATGATTTCAGCAATCTTGGCGTCCGACGAATTGTTGATGCCCTGCGCCTTGATCCGAGGGCGCTGCTGGCGAATCTGATTGCAGATTTGACGGATGTAGGTTTCCGTCTCGTTGACCGTGAACCATGGGCGTTGCTCTAGATTGCGCTGGTTCTGCATTTGCTGGGGCCATTGGTCCCCGTAACTGAACCGTAGATCCTCCTGCTCCTGCGTGCGATTCGTGGAGTCTGCATCAGACGATTCCCGAAGGAATTGAACCGCCTCTTGGGCGATATCGTCACCCTTCGGGTCTTCTTTAGCCATTGAATCGTCCCCGGTACATATCGATAGCTACATGAGCCTC